TTTGTTTCAGTTTCTGTTTTAGTTTGTGTTTCTTGTTTTATGTTGCCGCTATCTTTTGCGCTATGTTTTGGACTATGTTTTGCACTATCTTTTGGACTATCTTTTGCGCTATGTTTTACGCTATCTTCTGCGCTATTTTCGTGCGGTAAAATAGTCCTTGTGGATAACTCTATAATTTTATATTTTGTGGATTGGTTACGCTTGGAACCGCGCTCAAAATCAATAAACCCTTTTTGCTTCAAAAGGTTTATTGCTGCAAGAATCGTTTCCCTGCGTCTTATCCCTACAGCCCTGCCTATCCAGTAATCGGATTCGTCAAACCATTCTTTCCAACCGCATCTGTTATTCAACATAAATAGATGATAGTAAATAGCAATCGCGTTGGGCGTCAGGTTGTCTGATCCGATTTCATCAAAGGCTTTTAACTGCTTGATAAAATCCATAACGCTACCTCACTCAAAATGGAATATCTTCTTGCCGTGCATACTCTCCGCCGTCGTCTTTCTTCGGCTCTCCGCTGCCTTTGCTTTCAGCAAACTCTATCCGCTCACACACCACGTCCGTTGTGTAATGCGTCTGTCCGTCCTTCTCATAGCTGCCCGTTTGCAGACGTCCTTCGACGAGAATCTTCTTTCCCTTCTCCAAGTATTTCTCAGCGAACTCCGCCGTGTAGCCAAAAGCTACCAGCGACGGAAAGTCTGCCGTCTGCTGTTGGTCTTTCTTCCAACGGTCAACGGCCAGCACCATGCGCGCCATCGGATTGCCTGCCTGTGTCGTTCTAATATCAGGATCACGCACTAAGCGGCCCATAAGAATTACCTTATTGATAAGTCATTCCTCCTTTCGCCCCCGGCATTACACCGGGGGCTTTACCATTAAATTATTTCTCATCCAGCGAAGCTTCCAAAATCTCGTCGTCGGTTGTTGCATTTTTTGCAACAACCTCTCCCGTCGTCGGATTCACATTGTCAGGAACCTCCTGCGCCTCGGCTTCAATGACCGTTTCGTCCGGCATATCCGCCATGTCTTTTACAATCTCCGTCTTGATCGTGCCGTCCTGGGCAACCGCCCGCACAAAATCCGTTTTGAGAGGAGCATATTTCAGAACCTTTTTGAGCACAGTTTTCTTTGCCATTTCGTCAAAGTTGGTAGTCCAAGGAGAGAAGCCCTTACCCGCAGCCTTAGAGTATGCGTTCATGTGTTTCTGTATATCCTCGCGGCTCATAACCTCGAATCCGTACCCGCCCGACTTGGTATGATATACGGCATAGTACAGGATAACGTCGCCCCGATCCTTCACTGCGGGAATGTGTTTCAACTTCGGCTCTAAGCCCAGCTCATACTCAAACGTATCATTTTCGTGTACCTCATGCGCGGAAATGTCCGTAATCTCTCCGCTCCGATACGCCAAATCAATCAATCCCTTGTACCCCAATTGGAATTGGCATTCCATCGTGCCGTGGTTGCGATACGGAATCAAGTACGCCTGCCCTAACGGAGTATTCGGCTCGACGCCAAGCTGCGCGGCGTTCATCATAGCGCCAAGAAAACTCTTGGGCGTGCATTGCGTCAGCGTCGGATTGGTACTCATGGCCGTAAGCACCATGCGCGTAAACCGCTCCGGCGTAATGACCGAAGGAAGCGCCTTTTGAATCTCGCCCTGCATTGACAGGATTAAATCTTTCATACCCTTCTGCGGCTTTGCCGCTGCCTGTGTCGTTGCCTGTGTGATTGCTCCGCCTTTAATGTTTGCCATGTTAGTTCTCCTCCTTTATAAGCTTTTCTACATGTTCTTTTGTTACGGTTATTGTATGATTTATAGCCTCTTCAAGTTTATGATGTGCAGCTCTCTCGATCACACATGCTTCCTCATGGTGTCCGTCCTCTCCGTCATATATAACAAAAACCTTAACCGTTAAATCTCTGCCAGAACGAATCAATTTAAACGCATTGTATGCCCTTTCAAGTTCATAGGTAATATGGTAAAGCTTTGAAGCTTTAGTATTTAATTTCTCAATATGTTCCTTATAATCTTTTATGTCCATTCTTCACGCCTCCTTATGCTATCTTGAATACTCTTGTAGGATTTCCTTGTTTCTTGAACTGCTCGAACACGTCCGGCCGCTCCGCTTTCAGCCGCTTGCTGTCAATCGTCACACGCCCGGCATAGGTTTTCCATGTGGCCTTCCGCCCGTTCGGCGTCGTACCGGCTTCCGCATCACCCAGCATCATGCGGAGCTGATTCTTTTTCTCCTCGATCTGTGCAAGAAGGCCGGCCGCCGTGTCCGACAATGTATCAATCTCCTCGAAAACTTTGTCCGCACTACTCGGCAGCGTAATCGCAGGGGCGCCGCCCTTGAATTTCTCGGCCAGTGCTTCCGAACAATCCTTCGTGCCGTCCACGTCCGGCATTTCCTTTGCAACTACCTTCTTCCAAAAAGCCGTTTCAGCCGCGAGGAGCGCAGCAATCTCCTCTTCGTTCCGTTCAATCGTCTGCATCACGAACCGATTACCACCGATGAGCGCCGCAATGTACCACCGTTCGGCGCCCGTTACAAGCATATAGTGTTGACACTGGACGTAGTAACTATCCGGCACGTTGTCGCCGTCCCATTCCTTCGCGGCGAATCCGTTTGCGGTCTTACATTCAAGCCCGGCATTCTCGCCCACGACAAGCCGATCAACCGACGCCAACAGAAAGGGGATTTCTTCATGTTGGAGCAGCCCGCAGCGGCGAACCTTTTTCCCCGTGCGAATCGTGAACTCCCGCGCGACTGTTTCTTCAAGCACATTCCCCCAGTAAACATATTCGTTGTCGGATAAATCTTCTTCCTCGGCCTGTCCCGTCTTTTCAAGCCATAGCGTGAACGGGCTTTTCCACTTATTGAGGCCGACAATTACGCCCGCGTCGCTGCCGCCTATTCCCTTTTTTCTTGCGTCCAGCCACGCGCCCCGGTTTTCCATTTGCTCTACTGTCATAACTAACTTTGCCAAGGTCTTTCTCCTCCTCCCGAAGCCATGCTTCCTGTTCTCTCAGCCATTCATACATCTCGGCAAGAGAGTTTATAATCCTGTCTGCGCTCATAGTCTGCCTCCACCATAGCCTCTTTCCATTCCTGCTCTCGTTCCAAATCCTCATCCGACGGACGGAACCAGTAGGAATCAATCAGCATCTTGTTTTCCAAATCCACAGCAAATATCCCTCCTACGCTCCGACGACTTGCTCAAAATCATCAATAGCCACAAATATTTTTTGAAGTTCTTCCAATTCTTCGTACTTTTTCTTGAAAGCAAGCAATTCAATTAAGGCGTTCTGCAATACATTCTTCCGCATTTCCTCGTTTGAAATCGCGTTGCCGATGGAAACAAACGAACCTTTGTTACCGCTCATTGATTGCGCGGAAACATTGACAAACGCCCTTGTTTTCTTCTGTTCTTCATCCTTGCTTTCAACAGATACAACCAGATTGCAGATAATGTACCGCGCCTGCGAAAGACGATATTTCTCTGCCGCCTTGCCGTCGTCCCACTCGAAGCAGCCATGCAGAACCGAGGATTTTTTTCGCGCGTCGTCGAGAATTATCTCCGGCGTTATCTCTCCGTGCTTTTTCTCTAACTTCTCGAAATGTTCCCCGGTTGCCTGTGCGCTGACAGGCATATTCCTTTTCCATTGATAAACCATGTTCAAAACCTCCTTTAATTTTTCCATGCCGCGCCTGCCGTGCCTTGCCAAGCCTTGCCGTGCCAAGCCCCGCCACGCCAAGCCGTGACGTGCCACGCCTGCCTTGCCATAACGCGCCTTACCTAGCCTTGACTTTCCTCGCCCCACCTTGCCATGCCTGCCCCGCCAATCCTTGCCACGCCCTGACCGTACTCGCCAAGCCGCGACTCGCCGCGCCATACCACGCCTCGCCTGCCTCGCCATGCCGGGCCGGTTCCTGTCCCGCCTTACCGGGCCTTACCCCGCCTTGCCTGCCGTGTTCCTATGCAATATGGAATCTTCCGTACACGCCGTCCTTTTCTACGCGCCACTCTCCGACGCCGTTAGAAAATCCAGCAATATTCATGGCGTTCACGATCTGCTCTTTCGTGACGGCATTAGGATTGTAAGTAATTAACAGCTTCACGCTCCACTCTGGAAACTCCGGGCGATACCTCATATCGGTGCCGTTTATTCCAACCTTTACCGGGTCCTCTCTGACAATCGGTTTCCCGATAATCTCCACGAGTTCCCCGTTGATATGGAATGCGCCGCGCATTGTGGTTTTCTTCTTAATTGCTCCTTGCTGATACGCTGCATCAATCGCGGCCTTTTTGAAAGCGGTTGTTGGAAAACCAAAGCGGCCTTTATCAACGCACTTCATAATTTCTTCTTCGCTCATGTCTGTAAAGTCGGGTTTGTCGGTCAACCAATAGAAAGCGTCAGCATATTCTTGAATCGGACGTTTAGGTTCTTTTCCCTTCTTCGCCGCCCCAGTCATGTTGTCAAGCATTTCCTTCTTTGCTTTCTCGCTCCATCTGTGGCAAATAAGCGGAGAATCCCCTACCAACGTCAACGTGATATTCTTTTTTTCAATCGGAGGAACGAATACCTTTTCATTTATTTCATTTGCTTTTGCCATTGTCCAAAACTCCTTTTCATGTTATAATGTAATTGTTCGAAACTTCTTTAGGCTTGACGTGCCGCCAGCGCGTCAGGCTTTTTTCATTTGTGTTGCTACATATCTTCCATAACTCATACCCGCTTCATGCGCCTTGCGTTGTATTTCGTCAAGGCGCAAATTCTTTTTTATCGGTACATCTATTTCCTCCTCTCTGTTTCGTTCACGCCACGACCTGACGGCCTCGCGCTTGCGTATCTTCTGACAGTCAGCGCAGTACATTTTCTTGCAGCGCGCCTGCTCGGATCGTTCAATCCATTCCCCGCACCTTGAACACTGAACCCTCTTCAACGCTTATCACCCCCATAAAATAAACGCCTCAACAATCAGCACCGCAACGATTATCGCCGTCCTTGCCTCGTCACTCAGCGCCGCCCACAGCCTCGTCATGCCGCGCCTACCTTGAACCGCGGAGCCAACGAAAGGAAAAGCTGGACGTCCTCTTTGTTCAGATAGATGCGAGGAATGCCCTTCTTCTTCGCAATCATGCGCTCATATCGGCAGCCGCGCGACTTCTCCCAACTGGGGCAGAACACAACCAAATCACACCGTTGCAGGAGCTGTTTGCAAAGCTTCAATATGACGCGCTCGCTATAGTTTGAATACTGCTCCAGCTCGCGAATCGGATTAAAGATTGTGCAGTCCCCGTCAATCTCTGTGAGCATTCCTTCCTCAATCCTCTCGGCCTCCGCCCTGTTGAATGCGCTCCCGCCGAATGGATGAGCTAAATACACTGTCCTCATTTCTTACTCTCCTCCTCTGCCATTTTTAAGGCCCTCCAAATGCAGACGGCCAAAAGAACCAATGCTACAAACTCCATAACTTACCTTGCCCCCAGCGTGATATACGCCCATATCCCAAGGAACAAGCCGAACGTGTACCCGCCCAAGAATCCGAAGAGCGCGGAAACCTTCAAAGCGTACATCATTTATCTCCCTCCCCCAGCGCATTCGCCCAGCATTTGCGGCAGTAGTCAAACACAAACTCCGTTGACGTGTCCGCCATGCCGCACCATTTTCTGTAGTCAGCGGGAAGCCCCAAATCGCACGGGCAATCCGCCATTACTACGTCCTCGAAATACTCCGGCACTTCCTCTTGAAGAATCCGCAGCGCTTTTATTACTCGGTTCATTTCCTCTCGCCTCCAATCCCAAACGATCTATTGCGTACTGTTTCGGAACACGGCCAGCTATTGTTTCAAATCCTCTTTCCTTTAGCTCGCCGTTCCATTTCTGCACAAGCTTATATGCTTTGCTCATGCTGCATTCAAGAACCTCCGCCAAGTCCTTCGGCCTCCAGAAATACTCTGTCATGTTCTCGCCTCCTTAATCCTTCGTATTACATAATCCGCGCACGGTTGCGCCATTCCGTTTCCAAGTGCTTTATATCTTGCCGTATCGCTGCACGTTTTGTCGTCTATCAACGTGTAACCATCGGAAAGTCCCTGCAATCTTTCGCACTCCGTCGGGGTAAGACGCCGCACGGATTTATACGCCATTACCGCGTGCCTGTCTATCGTGTTCCCCTGTATCGAATACGCAACAGCCGGGACATGAGCTCCGGCGCATAAAGGATGGCACGGATCACCGGGTTTCGGATGAGAAAAATTCCCTGGGCTTGTCACTTGTGTAGTATCAAACGCCAACACAGGAACTTGATTCCCGCCAGTTCCCATTCTCGCGTTCAGCGTCGGTGCGCGTCCGTTAGGAACTTTCCGCATCACTTCGTCAGCGTGCGTCATGTCGTAGACGGCTACCGCGCTTTCTTGCCCTTCCATAAGCGTCGGAGCACATTCCTTTTTATATCCAATATTCCCCGCGCTTGGGCTTGCCTTATGTTTGAATCCTGCGGCTATTACTTCCGGGCCGCGATCCACACATGGGCTTCCGTCGTTCCTCGCCGTCAACGCTCGCGCTTTGTCGGGGACGAATAGCACCTGATCGTTAGTATTCGCCGCAAGCGTCAGGCTTCTTTCTCTGCTGACAAGAGCACCTTTGCCCCCCCCGGCACAGCCGGCACGCATTCGCACGACGCTTGCGCTACCAACGCCGCTTTCAGTTCTGGCGGCAGTTCCTTTCCCCGCCTCTCCGCTCTCCGTAAAATGCCGATTACTGCCCTCGCGCTCAAAAAGTATTTCTCCGGCGGATTGTCCTCCAAAATCTGCGACAAGAAAGATTCTTCTGCGACGCTGGGGGACGCCCCAATATTGAGCGTCGAGCACTCGCCAGGCAAGCGAACCGCCGTCCCATTCGACCACTCCGGCGTCTGCCCATTTGTTATTGTCAGGCATTGGAATTTCGGCCTCTGCGATTTCTTCAAGCACAGCTCTAAAATCCATCCCTTTGTTGGAGGAGAAGGCTCCTGGCACGTTTTCCCAAACGAAATATCTTGGGGACTTTCCTCCGCTTGCTCGTCGCATATCTCGAACAAGTTTAATTGCGTCCATGAACAATCCTGATCTTGCACCCTTTAACCCCTCCTGCTTTCCCGCCACGCTCAAATCCTGGCACGGACTTCCCGCGCAGATAATGTCCACGGGCGGCAGCTCTGCGCCGTTCAGCTTTGTAATATCGCCAAGCTGCAGCGTGTCGGGGAAGTGCTTCTTTGTTACCGCGCACGGGAACGGCTCAATCTCGCTTGACCATATCGGCTTCACGCCGTTGTGTATGGCGGCAAGCTGCCAGCCGCCGATCCCGTCGAACAAACTTCCTAATGTCACCGCCTCGCCCCTTCCTTCAAACGTGATTTTACATTACATTTAAGAGCATAATAATTCGTCAACCGTGCAACGCAAAACCTTCGCAAGCTTTGGAAGGGTTTCGGTACGCGGGAAATTCGTTCCTGTTTCCCACAGCGTAACCGTTGTCCTGCCTACACCTAAGAGCTTTGCAAGCTCTTCCTGGGTAAGCCCCTTTCGCTCTCGCAATTCTTTCAGCTTATTCGTTGTCGTCCCCTCCCCTCAAAACCAAATGTGATTTTACATAACGTATTATATGTTATTTTGGATTACTTTGCAACCCCTTTTTTGAAAAATTTTTAATCTTAAATAACGTATAGTAATGTTACTTGTTATAACGTATAATTGTCTTGGGGGTGATATTTATGAACACTGGCGAAAGATTGCGCATGTTACGGGAACAACACAAATGGACGCAAGAAGAAGTCGCCGATAAAATCGGTGTCAACCGTGTTACCTATTTGAAATGGGAAACGGGGGAAAACAAACCAACAAGAAAAATAAAAGAATTGTCCGAGCTGTACGGGGTATCTTATGATTACATTCTTTGCAATGATACCCACGCAGAAGCAAAGCCCCGCGCTGGAGTTCGTATTCCCGTTCTTGGAACCATAGCCGCAGGCGTACCGCTTGACGCGATTGAAGATATAATTGACTGGGAGGAAATTCCCGAAGATTGGTTGCGCGGCGGATCGGAATATTTTGCGCTCAAAATAAAAGGCGGCTCAATGGAGCCGCGCATATTCGACGGTGACGTTGTAATTGTAAAGAAACAACCATGTGTAGAAAGCGGACAAATCGCCGCCGTCATGGTCGGCAATGAAGCCGCAACGGTCAAGAAAATAAAAATAACGCCCGAAGGCGTGATGCTGATAGGACTTAATGCGTCTGTATATGAACCACACTTTTATACAACGACCGAAATCGAATCGCTTCCATTAAAAGTCCTCGGCCTTGTTGTCGAAGTTCGCGGGAAGGTTTCATAACAAAGACAACTGAAAGGCGGTGATCCTATGCCCGCATACAAAGACGAAAAGCGCGGAACATGGTACGTCCGCTTCCGTTATACGGATTGGACGGGCAAGCGCGTGGAAACGACCAAGCGCGGCTTTGCTAAGAAAGGCGACGCGCAAAAGTACGAGGAAGCCGCCAAGCGGGAAAAGACTGCGGCGGCAGGAATGACGTTCGGTGAGCTTTATAAAATCTATATCGAGGATGCACGTCACCGCTTGCGCGAATCTACCATATATACAAAAGAAGCCATCATAGAAAAGCACGTTTTGAAATACTTTGAATCAGCGTTACTTGAAAACATATCCCCCGCAAACATCCGGCAATGGCAGACGGAGTTATTAAAACAAGAAATCGCGCCCACCCATATCCATTACATACAAGCGCAGTTCTCCGCCGTAATGAATTACGGCGTGAAATATTACGGCCTGTCCTCAAACCCGATCAAGATTGCCGGAGCCATCGGAAAAACAAAATCGCCCGTGATGAAGTATTGGACTATCGAGGAGTTCCAGAAATACATGGAAGCGGAAAACTCCCCGCTCCACCGTGCGGCGATTATGGTTTTATTTTGGGCGGGCCTGCGCTGCGGAGAAATGCTTGCCCTTACTCCTGCCGATGTAGATACAGAAAAGAAAACCCTGCGCGTCAATAAAACGTATCATTATATAGGAAAAGGAAGAGAATTTACGACGCCGCCAAAAACGCCCGGAAGTATTCGCGACGTGGCCGCGCCGTCTGTCGTGTTCGATGCAATCAACGAATACCGCGACAAGCTGTATGCCCCGCCGGACAGAATCTTTCCCATATCATCAGAAGCCTTGCGGCAGCACTTCGACCTGATAACTAAGCGGGCAGGATTGCAGCGAATCCGCCTCCACGATCTGCGGCACTCCCACGCTTCTTATCTCATCAACAAGAACGTGCCAATCAAAATCATATCTTCCCGTTTGGGCCACGATAATATCGAAACCACCCTCCGCACCTACGCGCACATATACAAGAACACGGAAGCGGCAGTTTCCGAAATGCTGGAAGAAGATGCAAAAAAAATATTCTGTGGTCAAAATGAGGTCAAACAAAAATAAAGCCCGTCGAGAATCCTGTAATAACAGGCAATCCCGACGGGCTTCTTGATTAACATTGAAGAAGTATTGTGATTTAATACCCCTTACCAACGTGTGTATTTGCTTGTTTTTTACAAGCGTTTTTATCTTATATTATATTTTATTTTTTGGCAATAAATTATTTTGCGGTCAAATTGCGGTCACGAAACAAACATCCCCTCCCACATTCCAATGCGTGCGCAAACAAAATCAGCCGCCTCCTGCGTGAACGTGGACGGCTCTAATCCGCAACAAGCGCCGGAAGCAAACAAATTGAGAGCGATCCTGCCTTCGTGAATCGCCGCATGATAATCATGCCCAAGCGCAAGGCACTCCGCATATTCAGCATGAAATTCTGGAATTTCCGGGAAGTCGCGCACTGCGCAGCAGGACGCCTCCAATCGTTCATGATACGCCTTCGGCCTGCGTGCCAATATGCGAAGCAAAATACGATAAGATCGGCTCGCAAACACAAGATTTTTCCTTCCGCCGTTCACATCAAGCCAAGCATATTTTAGCGCGTTTTCCTCATCACACAAACTGTCGTAAGTTTCCGCCAAATACATATAAATGGAATCTCTCGGATGCTCCCCCTGCAACTCCTTTAGCAATAAAGCTAAATTACGCTCACCTTTCGCCCGAAGAAGTGTTGCTGAATAGCCCGAATGTATCATCATGAGTTCCCTGTCTGGAACCGTCGCCATGCGCGATATTATATTGCCATAATGTCGAGGCTCTTCATGAATCGCGCCTTCATAAGCAAGCCCGTCTACCCGCCGCAAAAGCCTGGACACTTGCGTATCTAAAAGCACTTCTTCTTTGTCCTCGTCATACTCCCGACGCATGAAAAACAAAAGATCAGCATCGGCGCCATACTTCTCTATTGCCGGACGAATATTTCCCGCCATTCCATCGGGAAAATATTCGTCCGCATCCACGACGAGAATCCAATCTCCCGTCGCCTTAGAAAGAGATACGTTGCGAGCTGCAGAAAAATCATCCTGCCACGGAAAATGAAAGACACGCGCACCGTGCGTCTCTGCTATTTTTACCGTATCGTCGGAAGATGACGTAACTACGACAATAATCTCATCTACCGCCCCTTCGAGGCTTGCCAGCGAACAATCCAACTTCGCCGCTTCATTTCGCACGATATAGCAGGCAGAAATCCGCATCCGTAACTCTCCTTTTTCACAACTTACCGTGCAATCGCAAATCCCGTTGCTATTCCAAGCAACACTTCCAAAACGGTGCATTTTGTCCGCAATCGCCCTTCAATTTTTGCGTGCTCTTTCTCTGATTCCTTGAATGATTGCGCGGCTTTCTGCAATTCGAGATTCGCTGTCTCTAAGGATTTCGTCGCACTCTCTTTGTCGATCTGCGCTTGCTTCAATTGCATTTTCAGCGTCGCTAATTCTTTCTGTGATTCCATCAACTTGTTCAATGCTATTGTCGATTGTTCGTCCGATTCGCTCAATAGCATTTGCAGTATTTTGTTGTTCTGCTCCAGCGCGTCCAAGTGATTCTGTAACTGCGTCAGCTCTGTCTCGCTGATCTCGTACACCCGGTTCGCGGAGCAGATACCAGCAAAGGCCCACGATAAACAGAAGTACAATGACAACCCACACATAAAAACCCGCTTTTTTGTCCACATTTCACGCCCTCCTTTAAGAACCAAATCTCTCTGTTTTTGATCCTTATAAAAATTAAGAACCAAAAATTTTAATTACCGTTTCTTAATTAAACTACGCTTTCTTTGCGTTTTCGGCCCAATAGTTATGATACCAATTCGCCTTCCCGCGCAGCACGTCACCGCCGCGGCTCCCGTCGCTTGCCCATGGATTGAATATCGGGCTTTCTTTCGTCCCCAAGTATTCCAAATCCCACCTTTCGCACGTCGTTCTTGGTCCGTACAAATCTTCTGGATCGTAGAACTCTAAACTATCAGCGGCCTCGCCATGCGTGAGCACGTTGTCCTTGTTAATCGTGAGCCACGTTCCGTCGCAGATAGCGGCAACCACCTGAGAAAATACTTCAATCTGCGAATCCGTGGGCGGCTCCTCTCCCAAATCTTCCGTGTCAGCACCCACCGCGCAGCACATAGTCACGCCAACAGTCCCTGTGTTCAGATGCCAAGTATGGGACAGTGTTTCGGCAAACGAATCCTCGGCAATGTAGATTTTCCCGTCTGTCGTTACGCTGACATGATAATCGTCAAAGAGCTGATCTCCCCATCCCGCCGTCCAGTGCATGATAACGAGCGGCCTGTCACGTCCGACAGATTGCGATTGCGCGAATAATTTTTCCCGGCTTGCGTTTGCAATATCCCGAATGTCGTTGATAAATACTCGTTTCATCTGCTTTTTCCTCCCTCGCCGCCACAGAAGCCCGTGGACGGCTTTTCTTTTACTCCGCGACTGTTTCCCTTCGGAGCATTCTTTTCGTCGCTCCTCGCCTCTCCCTCGCGGTCATTTCATGGCATCCCTCTTTTTTTCGAGCATATCATGGAGCTGTCCGGCTTCCTCAACTCCGGCATCCTGCAAATTTTCCAAAATTGAAATTAACTCCGTCACGGAGAGATAACCCACCAAGAGAACGACGGCCCATTGTGGCTTGCCCATGGTCATCATAATATTGTCGGCCAGCGCGCCAGCGAACACGACAAGCAAATAGACAATTATCTTGCCCAAAAAACGATGCTTCATTGCCTCGGATTTAATGTAGCCCGCCGACCGTGCCGCAGGGATATTGACAACACACTGCCACAAGGTCACGTTCTTTTTCCGCTTGCGCTTTGTCAAATACTCTTTCGACAAGGCAATCCATTTTGTCACAAGGTCAATGATTATCAGCCCGACAAACGCGAGAAGGAGCTGCCCGTGCATGGAGCAGGCCGCGCCGACAATACTTGCTCCTACGAATTTGACCGCGCCGTTGTTTCCCAAATTGGCGGCAGTCCCTTTTGCACTTGAAAACAATTCTGCAAAATCCATTTACTCCGCCTCCCGCTCAAAGAAGAATGCAATCCTATTCGCGATCATGCTGCGCGTATCATACTTTGCGTCCGTGTCCAGCTTCCAACCGACAAGATTGTTCCAATGAACAGTCCAGCCAAACGCCGTGAATATGGGCGCAGTGTTTTTATACATCCATCCGTCGCCGTTTACTTCGTCAGCATAGATTGTGTTTTCCGATTGCTTCACAAGGAGAAGCGGCGTTGACGTATAGCCCAACACATAGAAGCCCCAGCCGTAAGCGTTGTTGCGCATGAGCCACAGTGTCCGGCAGAAGTATCTCTTAATAACTTCCCATATCGTGAAGTCATTATTGATACACTCCACAAACCACCGCTCGCGGTTCACGCTGCGCAAATACTGCGTCGTGTCTTTATACTCCCGATAATGCGCCGCCCAATCATACTTAAAAATGTTTGGAGCAACTTCCACAGATTCGCGACAATCCAGCGAATTGTCCCAGGTCTGCCACAAATGAAACAGCCCCGGCAATTCGCCCTCGTCGTTTGAAAAGAAAACCACAATCCAGTTTGTCAAATAACAAACGACGGACGCCAACAATGAGCACGGTAAATAAAAGAGCCACCTAATCACATTGAACCACTCTCCCTTCTTAAATAAAAAACGGGGAGGCCGTGAAGCCGTCCCCGTCTTTAGTTACCCGTTACATCTTGGAAAGCATTTCTTTAATGATTTCCTTGTCGTGTCCCTGCGCTTCCTGCATCAAGCCTTCCAGCTTGTCGCGCATACCGTCGCGGCTATAGTTGTCTCTGCTGACAAATTGGCCGTTCATGCCGCGCCCGCGACGATAGCTGTTGCCGTCATCGTAGGAACCGCGATAGCTCATGCCGTCCTCGGAATATCCATCCATCGAACGGCGGAAGCTGTTGCCGCCATCGAAGCGTTCCATTGCCTCGATTGTCTTGATTTTCGTAATGCCGCTGACCGCAGCTTTAGCGGTTTCAACGGCGCTCTTGTCTTTGAAATGCCCCTGCTCCGCATACTCGCGCAGGACTTCGTGGAACATTTCGCAGATTTTATCCATAACCTTATCCAATGGTTTCACCCCTCACCGTGTCACGGCCAGATCGGGCCGCGCAAAAATCACGTTCGCATTCTGAACAAGAATAGGAATTTCCGACGTGTTGCGGATCGTCAACGTCTCGCAACAACCTTTACGCACAAGCGCGTTGATTGCACGGCTCACGTTGAAATACTGCTCCACCGCCGCAGGCGTTACAATCATGGTCGAGGCAGGAATTGTCGCGCCGCCAAGAGTAATCGCTACCGAGATAGGGCCAACCGTCTCGCCCGTCGGGATAGCGATATTCGCGCCAAAATCCACTTGATAGATTGCAGCCGGCTCCGGCTGACAGCAGCACCGCCTCGCGTTCGGCGTATATCCTTTCAGTTCAAAAAGCCCCGTGCCTTCGCGCTCCCATACAAGGCCGCGATTGCAGGGTACAGGATTCTCCGCAAATATGATTGCCTCGCCGGGGTTCACCGTCTGGACGGGGTTATTTGTCCACTCCGCCATATTGACCGCCTCCCCTTATGCACAACCGCAACCAAAATTTACAGCGCCGCAGCAGTTCGGATTCTGCACCACATAGGCCGGAACAGGGTTCGGGTTCAAACGCTGGAGCAGATTAGCCGTCTGCGCATTGTTGTCCTGGATAAGCTGCGCCGTCTGCGCCGTCTGAGAAGCCGCGAGATTCGCCATGTTAAGCTGCGTGCGAAGCTGCTCGTTCGCGGATTTCAGCCCGTCGATTTCGAGCTGGCAGAGTTTATCGAGAACGGACTGGAAGCCCTGATTCTGCGACTGCACAATGGCGTTCGTGTTGGCCGTATTCTGCGCCATCAGGTCACGCAGGCCGTCGCTGATTGCCTGCCGGTCAGCACAGTTCTCCGTGGCTACCGTATATTTGAGGTCAGCCAAGCCTGCGCGATTTTCGCAGCAGCAATTCTGCAAGCTCATAGCCAGCGTATTCATTGCCTGATTCGTTGCGTTCTGATTCGCGTTCATGGCCTGCAAGAGATTCGTCTGCGCGTTGCACTGCGCAACCGCAGCTTCCGCAAAGCCATTGCCGACTTGCGCCTGCAAAGAAGCAATCCCCGCCGAAGTTGCCTGCTGATCGAAGCCGCGCTGCATATCCGCTACGGCGCCGTTATTGCCATAGCCGCCGTTGCCCCAACCGCCGCCAAAAGCAAACAGGAAAAGAATAAGCACCCACCAAGCGCCGTCTCCGCCCCAACCGAAGCCTCGGCCACCATTGCCGCCGTTCAGTACGGCGGCCACGTCTGCAGCGGTCATGCCGCCGCCTTCCGTCAATGCCATAAATAATCACTCCCATATTTTATTTCATACCCTGCGCAGGAGTATTTCAGAGTTTGCGCCCCATAATCTGCGAAGCCATCTGCGAAAGCTGATTGTATTGCTGTTGTGTCATTTGCCCGCTGTTCAAAAGTTCTTGCACCGTTTGGCGCGGATCACGTTGCATCTTCGCAAAGTTTGAGGCAAATGTCTGAAACTGTTGGAGCATATTTATAGGGTTATTCATTCTTTCTTCCCCTCCCCAAGAGCCTCCAAAACTTTATTCAGCTTATCCTGTAAGCTGGAAAATTCTTCCCGCGTAACGGTATTCCCATCCGCCGGCGCAGCCTGTACGATTTCCTTAAACTCAAACTTTCGCATTTGTTGAGGAAGGCCGTTTGGAGCTGTGGTTTTTAGCCAAAAAATACAGGCGTCAAAATCAATCAATGCCACCGTTGAGCCTGCGGCTACAGGGTACATCTGCGCCCCGCCTTCACCGTTTACGGGTACAAGCATGATTTGATTCTGCGTCTGTGGTATAGGGTTAAACATATTGTTTGGGTATGCCATTTATACATCATTCTCCTTCGACCAATAATAAATCGGCGTCTCGTCGCCGCTGTCCCATGTGTCGTAATAATCGCCGTCAATCACTGTTACGACGTGAGAGCCAGTTCCTAAGAGGTAACGCCCCGAAGGATAGTCACGGCAAAACTCAGCTACGGTGTAGCAGTCCGGGCAAGTGTCCGGCAATGTGTGTCGTTTATACCCGCTATCCTTCAAGAACGCACCCCAAACAGAATTAGAGGAGGGCATATCAAACATTTTATAGCCTTGTGCTATAACGCCCATGTAGGCGGACTGCCAATCTGTTTCCAGCAGTTTCGCAATTGCTCGAATAACGCAATCGCCTACTATGTTTTGGGCGGGATTCTCATTGTGCAAAACAAACATTTCAGTTCACCCTGCCGAAAATTATGGCACGTTTTGACGGGAAAGAAGTCTTTGAAAAAGCAGAGAAAAGCGCCTCATTTAGAGGCGCTTATAACTTTGCTGACTTTAACATAAGATTTTTGAAGGGATCGTTTCACGTTAAATTCACTGCAATGTAGCACGTCTGCGATTTTCACAATCGTTTCGGAGTGCAGGATATGACGGTTCAAAATATCTTCCTGCTCCGGCGTAAGCTGCGCCTCATAGATTAAGGCATTGTATTCGCTCCGCGTGGATTGTTTCAATCGAAGCCGCGCGGCTTTGCAGTCAGGATTCATAATTGGATTCCTCCTTTTCGTTTTCTTCCGGCTCCGGCTCAGGTACATACCGTACACAATTCGGATTCTGACAAGTGCCGTCCTCGCGCAGAGGTTTTCTGCATCTAATACAGCGTTTATTTACGATAGCCATTTACTCCGCCTCCTTCTGCAAAAGCTGATACTGTTCATCATACCAAGCGTCCAGCGCCGCCATTTCTTCCTTGTCTGCCGCCATCGCTTCTTGGTCGTCATGGAGCGTGTCGTCCGTGTACTGCTCGATAAGGAGAGCTTTCTGCCGCATATACTCAGCGTCAAGTTCCTCGTACTTCTTGGAAATGTCATACACCCAAACGCCGCTTGCCGTAGCGATATAATCCCCTTCGGGCCGCTCGGCTTCCATTAAGACTTCGTTTTCTGCGGGGCTATACTGCACATTGTCAGCGATTACTGTCTGCTGTGCTGTGCCTATTACTGCGTATATTTTCATCAGCTATTCGCCACCTTTCCGATTTTCCTAACCTTGACACGACAGGGGGCTGTATATACATAATCTGAAAGACCAAGTGGGCTACCACTATATGAGCTTGTAAGTGATAGCGAGGAATACTTTGTTTGTATAACAATTTGGTTATCATTTAACTGAGAAGCATAACAGCCGCAACCATGGTAGTTATCTGAATAGTCACCAGCGTCACCCCACTGGTTGTTCACGAATATCTCCGCTTGGCAAGCAACAATATATCCGGGGAATGGATTTGTTTCTACATATCGTGTATTATACGTTACATTCGCCGGATTCGCCGCCGTTCCGCCGTTTGGATAGATAATGCAGAAATTATCGTCACCAAGGAAACGGTCTTTCCCTGCGTCGGTCAGATTGTCAAGGCTTCGCGTCGCTTTATTGGCGAGGTCTGCCGCGTACTGCGTAATGTCAATTAAAGCACTGTCGGGAGTCTGACCGTCGAAGGCCTTGATGATATAGTGGATATTGGAGGAATATTCTAGAGTAGCGTCAGACAAATCAGCATACAAAGCATGAACCGGATTAGCTGGAGGGTCGACAGCATTTGAAATAGCATCCATATTACCGGGGTAAGCAGCTTTATCGCCAAACCATAAACCACTATAAGCATCAAAAGCCTGTTTATCCTTATAAGTCTGACCAGTATAAGCATGACCAGAAGAATTGGAATAAGTATTACCAGCAATAACAGGAACAGCTGAACCTGTGCCGAAGTCAACGCCCTGCAAAAATTCCTCGTCCGGCAGATTAAAGGTCGTGCTTCCGTCGCCCGGCCCGTAGGTCGTGCCGATAGCGGCAAACAAATCCGGGTACATGGTACGCGATACCGCGCTGCCGTCGCAGAAAAGGAAACCAACGGGAGGCGTGTTTGCCGTGCCGCCCCACGGGACAATCGTTGCGACCGGCAGATTCGCCATGCTCATCGCCCACTCTTTTGCCTGTGCCGCCCAATTCTTGGAGCTGTGCTCGCCGCCAAGAGCTTCAACCTCTGCGTCACTACCTTCCGCCCACTTCTGCGCCTTGTCTACATTTTCAGTGACCGACTGTGCGGAAGCCTGTGCGTTTGCAGCCCAACCCTTTGCGCTGTGTGTACCGCCAAGCGGGGAAACGTCGGCGTCCGAACCTTCCGCCCACTTCGAGGCTTTTGTCACTTCGCCCGCCGCAGCCGTAGCAGACGCGCCCGCCTGATAAGCGTAAGTCTGCGCGGAGTGCTGACCGCCAAGCGCCTGCACTTCCACGTCCGAGCCTTCGTCCCAGATTTCGGATTCGTTTGCATAAGTATGGGATTCATTAGCCCAGCCTTTTGATGAATGTTGCCCGCCGAGCGGAGCCACGTCAGCGTCGGAGCCTTCCGCCCATTTGTCTGCATTAGATTCGCTTGTCGCCGCATTGGACGCGCTTGTGGCCGCCGCCTCCACGCTGTCCGCAATTTCTTCAAGAAGCTGGTCAGGCGTAATGTCAGACGACATATCCACCTTGACCGAGCGGTCATCGGATTCCTGCAACTGTTGAACCATCATAACGATTCGGTCAAGTTCGGCCTCAATGTCCTCCGCGAAAAAAGGGCCGAGGTTTTCGAGATTCAATTCCTGCTCGTTAGGTATCTCGCGCCGGATAACAATTTTGTAGCCGACCTCCAATGGATCGCCCACTTTGGGATAGGTTACTGTTCCGGCGTTGGTATCGATTGTAAAATTGTCTGTCGGCTCCGATACGCCGGTTTCGTTGGCAATGTAAACGCCAACGTATTCGCTGTCATCTTCGTTCAGCGCGAAAGTGTACGGAAATACCGTTGTACTGCCGTTTCCGGCATATACATTTTTGACGTCCTGATTTTGTACGCTCATAGTACATCATCTTCCTTTCTTTGTTATATCAAATGCGCTTATGCGCCTTGACTACTTGCGTTCATTTTTCGGACGACGCCGCATTATATCGCCAATTTCCGGCGACATATCATTGAAAAGAATATCAACGGCGTTCCAAAAGATTCGATTGAGCTGAGACGGTACGCCGACAAGCATTGTCGCCGTGTTCATTATGCCCTCTGCTTTATCCTGCCTTGTCGCCTTGTCGCTATGGATTCGCTTGATTGACCGGCTCACGTTTTCAATCGTGGATTCTATGGCCGACATTCTGTAAGTGTATTCGTGCATTCCAAAGACTGAGCCGACAAGCGCGTTTCCAAGCTGACCGACAGGCCCCATCATAGAAGCTGAATAACTCTTTAACTCCTTGATAAGTTCCGGCCATTTGTCGTCATCGTCCACGCCGAAAGGATTCTGCAATGCGAGAGCCATAGCAAGCATTGTCTGTCCGAGCCACTTACTGAGAACATAGGAGCATACATTGGCAAAGGCTTCCTGCTTTTGCCCCATCGTCCATTGTTTCGACGCAAGCCGCTCCATGCGGAGAAATTCATTGTATCTTGCGTTGAAGAAACTCTGGAACATGGTAAGGGCTTTTCCGATTGGCCCGCCTCGCTGCATAGATGCAACGTCCGTGATTCGTGACGATCCAAGCACGCGCCGCACAAGGGCGTCGGCGTAGTCAATCGCTTCCTGCTCCGTCCAGCCTTCATGGATTTTCTTGTTGTACGCCGTCAGCCAGTTCGGAATTGCCGTTGCGTTATCCGTCATGGCCATTGCTTTTATGCCGACTTCGCGGAAGAATTTCTCCCAAGCAAATTCCTTTTTCTCGTCCACAATATCGCGGACGGTAATATCGGGAAGTTCGCACCGTTCACGCAGGAAGGACGACTTCGAGAAAACAAAGTCAACCATTTCCTTGTGGCTTGTCGGAAAATGATATTTCAGCATATACGTTCCAAGCGCACGGAAATTGTCGGCCATTGTATATCCTTCAATCGCGTTTCCGTACAGCAAAGCGTTTGCGTAGTTCTGCGCAATAACTTTAAGATTGAGCATGATAACCGCGTGGGAAGTACGCTGCCGCAGCCAATTTATTTGGTCGCCAAGCAGCTTTTCAAACTCCGACAAGGATTTACTGTTTCCCGTTGGATCGGCGCAGACTTCAAGCATTTCCTTAAAAGCCTGCATCCGCGCAACGCCTACTTTGCTTTTCAGTGTAGCGAAAAGCTCCTGGTCGTTGATTACACGCCTGAAATCGTTCATCACTTCCCGCCAGCAAAGGTCGTGGATGGATTCGTAAATCCATTGCGTTTCCGCGCCGGGGAAAAGATTGACAGGATAGCGCGCGTTCGTTCTCGCCTTTGTCGCGCTTGTATTTGTGTGATATGTGCGGATTCGTTTTCCTTGCAGCGGATCAGTGTCGTCCACTTCCGCATTGGCGGAATGCGAGCCTGTTTCACCGTTCCTCATCAGCGGGAAATATCCGCCGCGTAGTACGACTTCTTCCCCGCGCAATACATCTAAACCGTTTGTAATGTTCAGGACAACGGGCGTAGCCTCAACCTTCTTCAAGCCAAAACCTTTGACGCGCTTTTCCAATTCGTTCTTTTCGCCCCAGAACATTTCAGCCGCGTCAATCTTGCGCTGTGCGTATTCAACATCTTCTTTTGTCAGCACCCGTCCGAGGAAATCAATAAGGTTTTGCCGTGTCTGCTCCGCTGCCGTCTGTCTGTCAATCGTTTCGTCCGGCATCACCCACAACGTACTTTTTTCAAATCCAACAGGGATTGTTTCGCAAAGCCGCTGAGAGTTTTCCTTGTTTCCAAGATTGATAAGCATTTTGACAAGCGTGTGCTTTGTTACGGAGTTTCCAAGTTCCTGATAATAGACTTCCTCGTTTGCCGCTTTTTCTGCCGCCTCGTCGGGAAGCCATTTCTTCAAAGCCTCTGCATCGGCTTTGTCGTACTGCGCCTTATACTCATACTCTTTATCCGAGGCGCGTTTTATCATGTTTCCCCAAGTCTTGGAGAACCATCCGTAAGTTGCATCGTCAAGATATTCAAGGAAGCTGTCAAGCGTTTCAAGTGTTGCCGTGAACCGCTCCATTGCCGTTGCCTTCGTCGGCTTGTTCGGGTTCGGCGTCCATATCGTTTTCAGATCAGACAGTTTTTCCATCATCAGATTTTTTGTGTTTTCCCAAGTTTCCTGACGATTGAACGTATTAACTCCCTTCTGCGCCCTAACGATTGCCTTGATATTCTTGATTGCGTTGATTACATCTTCGTACTGCTCCAGCGTCAAGGCCTTCGTGTCGCTAATGGGAATATTCCCATCGAGAATCCACAGTGGAATATCTACGCAGTCAAACTGTTCTTCCATAGCCGTCGCGTATGCGTCGAGCGTTTGGTACTCTGCGCTTTCCGCAGCTTGTCTATGGACAGGACGCTCAATGCCCATGCGGGTAAAAATCTGACTGACTGCCGCAAAGTGCGTTTCGTTCAGCCACGCTTCCGGCTTTAGCTTCACTTGCGCTTTGAGGAATTTTTCGTTTTGCTTCTGCCGGCGGGCAATCTTGATGCTCTCTGCCGCCATTGCGTGCCAATACGCTTGCAGATTCTTCTGCGTCAATGCCTCGTCGAATTTCTTTTTCGCAAGAAGCCGCGCGCACTTGACCGCCGCGTTCCGCTCCGCAGTGATGAATTTACTTGTGCGCGTCGCTTCCTTCATGTTCATTTTGGCGAGATCGGCCCGCGCCAAATTCTTCGCCTGCTGTTTCCGAGCCGCCGCGACTTGCGCGTTAATCTTTGCCTGTTCCCTTCGCTCCGCTCGTCTTTGCTCGTTGACGGCCTGCCGTTCTTTCGCTCTTTCAGCGTATTCAGCAATAAGCTGCTGCTCTACACCGATAAGCAAAGCCTCGTCCTCGTTGTAGAGAGATTCGCGGATTGCGTTTTCGTAATTTCCCTTTTCGTTTTCCGTGGACATTTCCGCGACGATTTCATTGATTCGCTGATTGACTGCTCTCGCTTGCGTCGGGCTTTTTTCAATGTCTTGCATCATTTCGTCTGCACTGGAGTAACCAAAACGCTCTGCGGTCATATTCGCTTCAAGCAAGAACCGTTCACTGCCTGCCGCGCTTGTTTCGTTGTAGTTTTCGTTTATCTTGGCAAGCCTGTCTTTGATTTCCTCGCACGCTTCAATATGACGTTCAATATCCGCAAGGCGTTCGCCTTCTGCCGCCATAGCCTGCGCTTCTTCTGCGCTCGTCGGCGTCCATCCCTCGACTTGCGGAGCTGTTGCCGCGCCGGAAACAAGCAAGCGCGCCATTTCCTGGAGTTCTGCTTTCGTCGGCTTGCGCTTATGTTCCGCATAAAAGTCACGATACCATTGCGCGTTATTGGAAACTCTGCCGACAATATCGCCTTTTGCTTCGCCGTACTCATTCGTTTCCCGTATAATTTCGACGCCCTGCCCCATGCCTTTGTCAAGAACGTCAAGCGCGGGCTGTAATATTTCGTCTCTCTGCTTTACATAATCCGCGCGTAAATCGGAAAGACCTTTCTTCCAATTCTTCGGATTCATAGCCGCCGCCAAATGCGCGACTTCGTTCTGTACTTCGGAAACGTCGGCAGCAAACGCGCGATCAATAAAATCGTCTGCCGTCCAAATGCCAATGCCCGCTTGTTGGTCGCGCAGCATTCTGAACCGAGCCGCGTCCGCTTTGTCATAACCGCACGCATACACGGGCCGCTTGCTGACTTCTTCCTCGACGCGCGGGCGGATTTCTTCTTTGAATTTTTTGACTTCATCCCTGCGCTTCTTGGAGTAATCTTTCAGCGCGCGGCGGGTAAGGATATACACGGCCTTGTCCCGTGCCTTTGCGATATAGTCCTCAACCTTCGCCCGCGTCTCGTCGCTCATGTTGTCCGTGATTACGTCGGGGAGCTTTGCAAAATAGCCGTTGATACGCTCCATTTCGGCAATATCATCTTCGGCGGCCAGCATACGGTCAAAGACTTCGCGCACTTCATCCGTCAGCTCCGCATAGTTTTCGCTCCGCTGCAGCACTTTATAAACGTCTTTCAGCCATTGCGCAAACTTCTTGAATACGCGGCGGAGTTCATGAGAAGGAGCGTTCCCTTCCATGATGTAGGTTTCGCCCGCTTCCGCCAGCTTTTCATGGGCTTTGCGGCGACCGTCAACGTCTGCGGCTTTCCATTCCTCCATCGTCATGCCGGCGTAATTCAGAAGCGTTTCAAAGTCTTTTACCGTCTGCTCCGATGCAGTGCCGTCCTGGACTGTCTGCCACATTTGCTCGACAAAGAAATGCCAGGTTTCATGGATGACCGTGGAGGCGTCCGCGCCTTTGAAAAGAGTGATAATATTGGTTGCAGGATTATAATTGCCCTTGCGGTTTTGGGCATAAGAAAAGCCGCTCTGATTAGAGCGGCTTTGTGCCTGTGTGTTATTTTGTTGTTCAACAAATCCACTTTTTGCGTACTGACTTCTAATGTTTTGAATAATAGGATCGTAATGATTTACGTCATGGGACCGTGGAACTTGATAAATTACATGTCTTTCCAGCCCTGAAGAATCTCCTGTTTCGACTCCTCCGGTAAGTTCGGCATCTCGTCTATCGCTTTCTTGGCTTCTTCCTCCGTCGCCGCCGTTTGTAAGGCGATCAAGCTGTCGAATAATTTGTCCGTCATGAGTCATCAACCACCTTTCATAATCAAGCATTTTTTGAGCCAGTTCTAACGAATTACGAATATTTATATCTTTGGGGTTTTCCTTATGTAATTTCAAAAATTGGTCCCGTGTATCAATTACGTTGCGAAGAAGTTTTTCAATAACCACAGCCCGCGTGTCAGTGTCTTGAATCTTGGCTCTTGTCCCCAATACTTCAATCATTCTGGGAATAGCTGCGCGTAAAGTGTTCCGTTGTTCTTCTTTAAACGCACCTTCCAACACAGCCACTTTAATTCGTTCGCCTTTGATAATTTTCTTCGACACAGATTCATTTTTCCCTGCCGGACTTTCGTCCCGTTTTTGCGAATACGGTATTTCCACATCATCAAAAACAATCAGCGCGTCGCTTGTGTGCGGCGTAGGCATTTGATTTTTCTGCCGCTCCAAAATTGTTTTCGCAAACGTAGCGCGCCGGACTTCCTCGTCGTTTCCGTTTTTCTTTGCTTCCTCGATTCGTTCATTGAGGGCAGCAATGTTCTGTTCGAGCCTTGCCCTACGAGATACTTCCCGCGCTTCCTGCTCGCCGCCGATACGCTCATAGAGGGTAAAATCGTCCAGGTTGTCATATTCCTGCTTGTACTGCCCAAGCGTTTTCAGCGCGTCGCGAACGTCATCCGAGGAACCGCCAGCGGCGAAATTCTCTATTGTCTGGATAATGTGTGCGACTTCGTGCACAAGCGTTGATTTCATTGCCTCGTCGCCAATGTGCTTCCCGTTCAACGCGATTTCAAAATTCAGCACGTCGGCCTCGCCGTTCGTGTTTTCCTCCATGTTCGGATCGACTTTTACTTTTACCGTCCTTAAAATCGGGTATGCGTTAAAAAGAGCCTCATTGTAATACACGCGGGCAAGCGGCAGTTCTCCAAGTTTTTGTATGCCGGACAAGTCAACGTCGTTCAGATTGTCTTTAATCTCAAACCTCCATTTGTTGTCCAGCCCCTTAAACCATCCCGTCTGCTTATAAATCTCATCTGCCGCCGCGCCGCTTTCCTCCATTTGCTGTGCCTCGGCCAGCTTTACCTTGTCGGCAGTTTCCGCGTTCTCGCCCGCGAATTGCGCGTACCCTTCCGCATTTTCGCCATAGCGGAAACTCAGCTTCTTTAGCATTTCGGCAGAATTATTCCACATACGCGCACGCGACAAGAGATTTATCATTTCTTTCGTCACGTCCGCTTTTATGCCTGCGGCCTTTGCCGCCTCTCTCATTTCGCCTTCAATGCGGTCAAGCTCAGTGCGTACTTCGTCCTCCTGCTTTTTCTTTGCCGCCGCCCATGCCTGTTCCTGTCTGTCCTTATTGACAGTATAACCGCCGTCCTCAAAGGCCGTATCGTCTTTCACCGCGTCCAAGAAGCCGTCGAAGGCCGCGCTCGTCGCCTCAAAATTTCCCAGCTTTATGTCAACCGTGTCACTGTCAGCGGCGGCCTTTTCTATTGTTTCCACTGATACGCCCAGGGATTCAGCGACTTTCTCTATGCCCGCTTCTTGCGCGTAGCCATACAAGGCCTCGCCGTCAACGTGGACTTCTTGATTCTGCATATTGTCGTTGACAACGGCAGCGGCATATTGAGGATTTACGCCCGTTTCCTTGATACGGTTTACCGTGCTTTCAACGTGTTCCATGCTTTCCGTGTGCATTTCTCGCTGCATGGCACGCTTGACGCTTCCCTCCAAACGATTGTCTATAGCGAGATGAAGCGCACCTGCTCCGCCGCCAAGCCCAGCCCCTATAAGCCCGCTGTACGTTGCGTTTGGAAGAATTTCCCCTGCGTGATCCCACATCGTCTGGAAAATTTCACGGGCAACTTGCGAAGCGTCTTTTCCTTCCGCATTCGTTTCTTTCGCCCATATCATAGAAGCCTGTTCCGGGTATTCCTGCAAAAACTCCGTAAAACCCTCTGTAAAAATATCCTCCGCTACTTTGCGGACGCGCTGCCGGAACATGGTATTGCCGGGGAAACGCTTCATGAGCTTTGAAAATCCGATATATTCAAGCGGCGTCTGCACGGCGGCATTAAACAAGGCGGCCTGTCCGGCAGTCTTTACATCAACGCCCTGATCGCGAAGTTCCTTGTATTCCTCGCCGCCAATTTGCAAAGCCATAGCGGGAAGCGTACCATATCCGCCCGTGGCAAGGCCGACGGCCATTTGGCCGCCAAGCTGTCCTGCGCCCTGCACAAAATCATAGGCAAGCCGCTCCGCCGAGCTGTCCGCCCGCACTTTGTACGGCTGAAAGATTTCCGCATCCGCCGCACTGTCCAATGCTTTTATAAAGCTTTCATCCGCCTGCATACGGTCAGGATTCATTTCGTTCAAAGTTTCAATATTATAATCCCTGACCGCCTGCAAGCCGCGAAGCACTCCGCGCGGGACAGATACAACGCCATTATAAAAAGACTTGCCAAGATTCAACGCTTTATCGGACGCAGTTTGCTTTTCTTGAAAATCCATTGTGTCATATACAGACAGCAGGCTTGCCACGTTGCTTGTTACGGGCGCATATTGCTGGCCGGATTCTAACCGCTTTTCGTATTCTTCAACGCTCAACATAGCAGAACAGTCCTTTCTTTATCTTCTGTAGCCGGACAAGTCTTTCATCTTCATAATATCCTCGCCGGACATATAAGCATATTTCCCGTCTGCGCTTT